GGCCAGCCCGCGCAACGGGAAGAGGTGCGGTCAATTTTCAATAAAAGAATTACCCAGCTTTGGGATGAATACGAACAACGTAAGGCGTTACTACTCGATTCAAATTTGACACCTGAGCAGTATCAACTTGCATGCAGAAATCTGGCGAGAGAGTTGGGGTTATAGCCATGGAAGATCTTCTAAAAATACTTGATCGGCCAATAGCGTTCCAACGTAGCTTTGTCCGGTTGGGTATTGGGGTGACTGGAGCTGTATTTTTGTCCCAAATGGTTTATTGGATGAACCGAGCTGAAAACGGTTGGTTTTATAAAACTCAGGATGAATGGACAGAAGAAACAGGCCTGTCGCGTTATGAGCAAGAAGGTGTACGCAAGCAGTTACGGCATTTGGGAATTTTAAACGAAAAGAAACAAGGCTTACCAGCAAAGCTATTTTACTCGATCGACGAAGATAAATTATATCAAGCACTTATATGCGCAAACAAGGATGCGGAAAACTCGCATACTGGCATGGGAAAAACTGGCAAACAGGTGCGGGGAAAACTCGCAAACATTCATACAGAGATTACTACAGAGAATACTACAGATATAAATACCCCCTTACCCCCATTGGGGGAAATCAATGAGTATATTCAGGCTAACGCTAAAAAAGCCTTGGATTACTACAACAAAGCAACCGGATTACGTTGCCGGGATAGTTCACCATTTGCTGAACTGCTGTCGCCACGCAAATCACGACCGGCATACACCCTGCAGGACATCACTACGGTTATCCGGTGGGTGGTCAATGTCTGGAAACCTCGCAATGGAAAACCCGCTAAACCCGCAAACATCTGCCGCATAAACCGGTTTGATGGCTATTGCGCTGATGCGTACGCCTGGGCCGCTGATTATATCGAAATCGATTGCGAGGCTGTCATTGCCGCCTACAACGAAATCCTGGGCGACCGGTTGCCGGTAGCCGATTGTGATTCAGATCGGGTGAGGGCGGTCAAATTGCTGGCCCCGCGGCTGGCCGTTAAATCGTTGGCCGGATTCCAGGGTTATTTCGAGGCGTTCAGCGAAGCACCAGAGTTTTATTTTGGTGGCCCCACCGGCGCCGCCTGGCGGGCAAACTTTGATTACCTGATGCGACACGAGGTCCTTAAAAAAACCCGCGAGGGCGCCCTATGACGCCGCAGGAATTGGAAGGGCTTGTTATCGGCGGTCTGCTGATTAACGGGGCATCGCCGGATTCCCTGGAGGTTATCGCAACTCTCCCCGGAGAAGCGTTCAGTATCGATTTTTATCGCAAGGCTTACATCGAAATAAAAAAACAGGCGTTAACGCTGGGTCTGATAGACGGTGCCCTAATCTCTGAAACGATGGGAGACGGCAGTAGCGCGCAGCTTAGCGAAACGATGAAACTACCCACTGCCAGCAATCTTAAGGGTTATGCGACGCTTGTAGGCCGTGCATGGTTTAGCCGTAAAGCGGTGGGATTGTTTCAGGGAACTGCTGACAAAATCCGCCAGGCAAGGAATCAGCAACAGCGTGATGAAATTGTTGATAGCGCGCTGGCGCAATTGGTTGAACTTACGACAGACCAGGGAAATATTATCCCCGTTCACATTAGTGATTTATTAACCGGTTATACGGACCTACTGGAGAAACGTTTTGCCGGTGATGCCAATATTTTGAATTTGATGACCGGTATTGAGCCACTGGATCAATTACTGGGTGGTATCGACCCCACTGATTTGGTGGTATTAGCCGGGCGCCCAGGGATGGGCAAAACGGAATTGCTAGTCTCTATTGTTGAAGGGGCAACCCGAAACGGCGGTGGCGCGCTTATTTTCTCGATGGAAATGTCTGCCCTGCAAATTGTAGAGCGCTCTGTCGCTGGCGCTGGACGTCTTTCAGTTTCCCAATTGCGAGATCCCAAACAAAATTTTGGGGATGAGGAATGGGCGCGTGTTAGCGCTGCTATGGGGATACTTAACGAACGGGATATCTGGATTATCGATGCGTCAGATATGACAGTTGATCAGATATGCGCGTTATCTGAAACCCATAAACGCCGCCATCCGAATTTGGCAATGATAGCTGTCGATTACCTCGGATTGATTATCAAGCCCAAGGCAGAGCGCAACGACATCGCAATATCCATGATTTCCGGTGGATTGAAGCGCCTGGCAGGGCGGATATCAACGCCAGTTTTTGCCCTAAGCCAGTTGTCACGAAAAGTTGAGGAAAGACCAGCAAACAACCGGCGCCCGATTAACTCTGATTTACGTGATTCCGGTTCAATCGAGCAGGACGCTGCCCGCGTCATCATGCTGTATCGCGATGTGATTTATAACCCAGAAAGCCCCGCAAAGAACCTGGCCGAGTTGATTGTGACCAAAAACCGACATGGCGAAATTGGGACAATTTATCAGGAATTTAAGGGCGGACACTTTTTGCCTGTTGACCAAATAACAGCAGAGCAAACGGCCAAAGTGTTTCAAGAAGCGAAGCAGCGTGAAAAGAAATACGCAACACACGCGTTTTAATAAAGAGGCAAGACCATGAGGCAATTAACACAAAAAGACGTCATCGACGTGATGATGGGAAAAAAGTTAACAACAAAAACACTAAGAGAAATGTTGTCAGCAAAATATCCTGATGCGGACATTAACTCTAAAATTGTTCGTAGCCGCGTCGATTCATTAACGCATTCCCCGTATGTTGATATCGAGGTTATATCAGTTAAAGGGAAACTGAGTTTATATAAACTTAACTCCGTTGGTGAAAAGTTTTTCACGGGCTGTTCCAGGCAGGCTAAGAGAATAAAGCTCACTCGGGATAAGCGGCCACCGTTCGAGCCACGCGAACAGTTAGCGGCAATTAGATTGCAAAAGATCACCCACTACCTCACTGCTGCGCGGGCGGTGTGACATGGCTGGACAGACTGATTATCTTCCGCCTGACCTACCGCTGAATATCGGGCTATGGCCACAGGAATATCAAGATAAGCAATATCTGGATATGCGTGCTTGTGGATTGATTCGAGAATTATTTGCCGGAAAGAAAACCCGGCGATTTATTGAATTAGAAATTGAAAAGGTAGACGAGCAGTATCGAGAACATTTCAAAGCACGCCTGAATTATTGGCGTGAATATAAATTAAATAGAGGCAAGACCAAATGAACGATAATACACAAAAACGCTTAATCGGTTGGCGTTCCGTCGATTACACAATGGAAACTGATGATCCCGCAATGGCGAAAAACTGGGCCGCGGCCGTGGGGGTATTACCGATTTTTGAGGGCGATATCAATACTAGGTTGACGCCGCCGCCATCTGCAATGGGTGATATTCGCCGCCAGCACGCCGCATGGTCTGATGAAACATTCGGTAGCGTCGGGCCGGTAGGACCGCTGAAACATCTGGCGAAAGAGGCTATTGAGGCCGCAGAGCAGCCGGTTAGCGCAGTTCCAGATGGTTGGCAACTTGTGCCGATTGAACCGACCCAGGAAATGGTTGACGCACATTTCGAAGGTGTTATTTCAGGGGGATTCCATAAAGGGTATCGCAATATGCTCGCCGCTACTCCGTCATCCAGCCCGGAGGATGCCAGCAATGCCAACGCTTAAAACTGTGGAAATGTCTGGAGCCGCCCTTGATTGGGCGGTACTCATTGCCGACGGAAAAAAACCGGTAGTGACCAAAGCCGGTATTATCCTAAATGATTGGCATTCGTCGGGCTTTTGCCGGCCTTCGAAAGACTGGAACCAGTGCGGTTGCTACATCAAAAAATACCGCATTATGGTTTCCCCATCCCTGGACATACAAACCGAGAGGGTTTTGCATTGGGTTGCCGGTTTTGTAACGTATATCAACCGGGCGTATCAGGTCGGCTGGATCGGTGAAACGCCTGAAATTGCCATATGCCGGGCGGTAGTGGGGAATCTGATTGGTGCTGAAGTCGATGTGCCGGCGGAACTGTTGGAGGCCGCGTAGTGGCTAAGTCAGCAGCAGAACGAAAAGCAGCTCAACGGGCCAGGGAGGCCCAACGGGGCGTGAATAAAATGGAAATTCACCTATCTGCAAACGAAATGGAAATACTGCGGCGAAATTGTGCGCTGCGGCGCCCTGGGCGTGAACCCTACGGAGCGGATGAGTATGTTGAGCTATTGATATTCCAGGATAACAAGCGACTACAAACTGAAATAGATGAGTTGAATAAGCGGAAATGTCCAAAGTGTGGTGATGTTTTGCCAGTATCTGTGTGCTGCCATAATGGGGATAACCAGTGCTGGATAACGCAGGGATGTCATCAGCTTCTTATAAAATTAAGCTAATCGCTTTATTTTTTCATTCATGGGATGGTAGGATGAACTCACTGTAACGCTCGAACGTCACAGTGAGTTTTTGGTAACCTTACTTCACCATAGCTGTAATCGATACCAAAATGTTAGTGGTTCCCTTTGGATTGACTTGGTTTGTAGCCCCAACAATCATATTGGGAGTAACGCATAAAGCAATTACTATCCATTTCAAAAAGCGATGCGATTTAGGTGCATCGCTTTTTCTTACTTTCCTTCTTTTCATTCGCCTTCCTTTTGTTAGTAGATAGGCTGACATTATATCGTGTAAACTTGATCATGACATGCGTGAATACGCACCTTTCTAGAAAGAAAAAATCGTGATTTCTTTCTTAGCTAATACGTTAGTGATTAACCAAGTGGAATGCAAGACCATCAAACAGCGCTTTTTGTGGATAACAGAGACGTAAAATGTCATGCATATCTCCAACGCGGCTCCTCATAAGCGTTTATTGAATGTCAATTGTATTAAATAATAAATTTATAATGAGATTTTTTTCAAGAATGGTTTTGTAAAAACATCAGAAGTTAGATTAGTTGGAAATGGCTTAAAATACGAATAGTTATGGATTTAAAAAATGCTTCAAGGAAAACACTTAAGTTTTTTCACATCAGGTATGTTATACGCAAGAATTAAAAGAATAAGGCTATTCGATGCCCCGAAATAAAACCCATTGAAAATATTCATGTTTTAACATTCTTCTTCGTAATGCCTTATTACGTCTCTCCCATGACGAGGCGACTGTGTAGCGATTGAAATGGAAACCCTACAGCGCAACTGCGCGTTCCGGCGCCCAGGTAGGGAACCGTATTCCGCTGACGAGTACATAGCCACGCTGATACACCGCGATGATGCCGTGTTACGGGAGCAGATGGCAGCTATGGGTGACCGTATCTGCCCTAAACGTGGCGATAGCCTGCCTGTTGGCCGGTTGCTGTCATAACGGGGACCATGAATGCTGGATAACGATGGGTTGGCATGAGCTTAAATTATAACCTCAATACAATCATAGCTATAACATGATTTTTGAGATTAAGTTTGATCCAGAGCAAAACGGTTGATACTGTGTTTATATACAGTTATTAACCAATTGCTGAACCCGGCCGGGCGCATGCGTAGCAATAATAAAAAATCAGGTGACTCATGTATGATGATTTTTCTAGGCTTGCGGACCTACTCCCGGCGTCCGGCCGCATTGTCATTCACTGCGAAAATGGACAAATTATAAGCTATCGAATTTTGAGGGAGGATGAGCACATCGCAACCATGCAGGCATTTATTGAACTATCAAAAGTAGCCGGCTATACAGTTCAAACTCCAAATAAAAAAGATGTATAATATCCGCCTGGGCTGAACACCCACCAACTGAACAACTGCTGTGTCAACGGAGACGTTATGGCACAGCATTCATTTATTTCCATCCAGGGCGGTTACCTCGCCCCCGCCACGCCTGACACTCAGGTGTTTTTAGCGCGTCTGAAAATCGGTGACGTGCTGACCGGTGAATTCAAGAAAGTCCGCAATCCCGCCTTTCACCGGAAGTATTTTTCCCTCTTAAATCTCGGTTTTGAATATTGGGAACCATCCGGCGGTGCCATATCGCCCGTAGAGCGGCGGCTGGTGCGGGGCTACATTCAATTTCTTGCCTATTATGCCGGTGGGGAAGATGCGCTTACCGCTGCGGCTGATGAATACTTGGCATCAGTCAGTAGCAAACGTTCCGCCAACATCTCCGGCGTCAAATCTTTTGAGGCATTTCGCCACTGGGCCATTGTCGAGGCCGGGTATTACGATGCCTACAAAATGCCTGATGGTTCCGTCTTAAAATCCCCGCGCTCTATCTCCTTCGCGAAAATGGATGATCTCGAATTCAACGATTTATACCGCGCCACCCTCGATACACTCTGGACGTTCATCCTTTCAAAAACTTTCAAATCGCAGCAGGCCGCCGAAAACGCAGCAGCGCAGCTAATGAGTTACGCATGACTGCTTATTACAACGAAATCAACCCATATGCCGCCCAATGGCTGCGTAATCTGATAGCCGCCGGCCATATTGCGCGTGGAGATGTCGATGAACGCTCGATCGAGGATGTGAAACCCGATGACCTCAGAAATTATACCCAATGCCATTTTTTCGCGGGGATCGGCGTTTGGTCCTACGCTCTACGACGCGCCGGGTGGCCAGATGACCGCCCGGTCTGGACCGGTAGTTGTCCGTGCCAACCTTTCAGCGCGGCAGGCAAAGGAGCTGGGTTTGCTGACCCCCGCCACCTCTGGCCAGATTTTGCCTGGCTCATCCGCCAGTGCCGCCCTGTCGTTATCTTTGGCGAACAGGTTGCAAGCAAGGACGGACTTGCTTGGCTCGACATTGTACAAGCTGACCTGGAAGCAGAGGTATACGCCGTCGGGACGGGAGATTATTGCGCTGCGGGCGTCGGTGCCCCGCATGTCCGCCAGCGCCTCTACTTTGCCGCTAAAGGGATGGCCGACAACATCCGCCCAGGACTCGGCACACAGTCCGGAAAACGGAATGAACCGCCTACACCGGTGTGGCCACAAACAAATGATGCTGGCTCATGCGTCAGGACTAGCGGGTTGGCCAACGCCAAAGGCGAGCATATCAGGCCCGGATTATGCGATCGAGGAACGGCCGAACAGCGGCGGAATATCTCTGCCGACAGCAGCGTGCCTGAGTGGGTGGCCGACTCCCACATCAGACAGCAACGACAGGGCGGCCAATCCGGAATTTGCACTGAATATGAAGCGTGTGGACGGAACGAAAATACAGCAGCGGCTACAGGATTTTGCAGCGATTTGCGGCCCGGGCCGGTTGACGGCTTCTGGCGAGATGCTGACTGGCTCTTCTGCCGGGATGGAAAGTGGCGGCCAGTTGAACCCGGCATTGTCCAGATGGTTGATGGGTCTGCCTCCAGCCTGGGACGATTGCGCCCCGAAGACATTACAGGAGTCGAGCAATCCGTCGCTAATTGGGAGAAAAGACATAGCGCCAACGGCACCAAAGGTCTGCGAGACCTGTGGGACGCCCTTTCTTCGCAAGAGGCTTCGCGGCGGTCGACTGGAAGATTTAACAGCGTTCAAGAAGCGCCGTTTTTGCTCGCTTACTTGCGCCAACTGTCAGACCAAGGGTGGCGATTCGAGATCGGCCATGAACGTACAAGCTCGGAAGCTTCTCGGCGAGTGCTGCGAGTTTTGCGGTACATCGACGAGACTGATAATTCACCACATCAACGAGGATTGGACGAACAATTCGACGGAAAATCTCCAGACACTTTGCGACAGTTGTCACAAATCTTGGCATATCACACAGAGAAATGCTGGGGTTCATCCTGCGGGGGAAATGCAGGTGCGTTTCCCCTCGAAAACAACGCTCCCTCCAGAGTGGGACGACTGCGCGCCTACGGAAACGCGATCAACGCAGAACTTGAGGCCGAGTTCATTAGAGCTTTTAAAGATTGCGAGGATGAAATTTCATGACAAGGCGCGCTGAAACCCTCCATATGACCCGAGTCGCAGAATTGGGCTGCATAGTTTGCCGGAACATATTCGGACTGCACTCGATTCCTGAAATTCACCATATCCGAACAGGGCAGGGCGCCGGTCAGCGCGCATCGAATTACGACACGATCGGGCTTTGCCCATTGCATCACCGGCTGGGTGGCTATGGCGTGGCTATTCATGCCGGTCAAAAAGAATTTGAAAAACGGTACGGCACCGAAACAGAGTTGCTGGCCCAAACGAAAAATTTACTTTCACAGGCGGAGGCCATTTAATGTTCTACCCAACTTCGTGCGGTACTGCTGACGGCAAAGATCTGCGATTACCCACCTTAGACGCTATCTGGATACGCGGTAAGCTGAGTATGTGGGGGCGCTGGTCCAAAATGGGCAGCTCTGGGGCAGTCCAAAATATTTTTGGCCGCCTGATGAGTGAAAAAAAACTTTCTAAAGGAGCGATTCAAAAGGCCATCACTCAGATGAAAAAAGCGGGAATCTCGAAAGAAGATTTATTTTTCTATTTCGGTGACCCTGATAACGTGAAAGCACGGAGCGCGTTGATGTATTGCACAGACGCAGAGGCATTATTAATGGATGCCGTAATCGGTGAAGTGCTTTCGCCGTTCCCTGGACTCATCGATGTCGTTCAAGCGCATTACAAAAGCGGTATGAATAAGTTAGAAATAGCCAAGCGCATGAATAAAGATCATTCAGAAATATCATTATCAACATGCCGCCGTCGAATTGATGTATGGTTGCTGACTGCTGAATACATTCTATTTTCTCCTATGCGCGAGGCATTCGGAAGGGCGCCAATAAAAAAAGTAGAAAAAATTTTGACTTATTGAGCAAAAAATATATGATTCTCCTATAAGCTCGCGCAAAGCACACGCAAGCGACGAAATCAAAGAAAAGACCTCGGCCAAAAGCCGGGGTTTTTGCGTTTCTGGGATTCATAACAGGCAATAGCACCGGCGTATGACAGGCCCATAACCTAATCCATGCGTGGCGGGGCTTCAAACCCGCCAGGTGCTATTTCCTGTGGTGAATTCAATCCGGCTGATGCCGGTTTTTTTATGCCCTCAACGAGGACAACAACAAAGGGGGCGTGATGTCCGACCCGGCTACATCGACCGTCATAGCGGCGGGGCTTACTGGTGCGACGCTTTTCGGTGCCGTCACTCAGACAGATTATGGAATTGTGTTCGGCGCGTTCGCCGGCGCTGTGTATTACGTTGCCACGGCAGCGGATGTGCCGCTGTTCCGTCGCGGCTGCTATTT